GGCTGCGTCGATGTCAGCTGACGCGATTAAATCAGTCGGTGTGCCGCCACCAGAAAAAGTCGTTGCAGGGAAAAAGTTTTCAAGATTATCTAAGCTCAATTCAAGCGCATTCAATGTCAATTTTGCAGTGCTGCGGATTTTACGGATGCGACCTTTCACTGGGCCGTAGTCGCCGTCAGCTTCAATCTGACGATACTCGCGCTCCACAACAAACGTGCCACCGCCTCTTGTCAATCCGATTGCGGTTCCGTCGATGTAGAACACGCCGTCGCCGAGAATGATGTCTCCAACTGCCATGTGTAACTCCTCCTTTAAGAGTAAAGTCTTTCGTGTGTTCGAATTTGATAAATATAGCGACGGTGATTTAGTCGCTTTTCTTGCTCATCAAACGTCAACCGGTTCTCGCGGTAGAACGTGATCGCGAGCTGTTGTTCTGGAATGTACACGTTATTTGTGTCTTGTATAAAAATGGTTCGTCGGTGAAGCATGAAGTCGATGTCATACATCAGCGTTTCTAGTGCTGTTGTGTTTTCCTTGTTGTCCCAACCGTCCACATCCAGAACGAAACGCTCAAGCGTTCCGTCGTCTGTCGAATTCACGATGTCAAACGTCAGATACGGGAGAGTCGCATTTTCAGGTGCTTTCTGGTAATACAACTTTACAGGCAAGCCGGAAAAAACGGACTCGAATTGATTGCGAATCGCTTTACGGATTTCTAGCATTTTAATTATCGCCATCGTCCTCAGCCACCTCCGCATTCTCGTCAATCATCCGCTCGGCCATCATCTCATCTTCGATGTGCTTCAAATATTTCGCTTGAATGTCACGAATCATGTCGATGTTTTCAAATACGGTTTTGCGCAAAATGTCGCGCTTTGGTTGGCCGTTCAGTCCCAGTTCTTGGTCAACCCCGTACCACGTCTCATGCTTGATACCGATTTGCAAATCCGTTTCGCGTTTTCGGTTCCAGTGCTGAAACGCACTGCGCGGACGTCTTGAGCGTCGCAAACTTTTACCAGCAATGTCCCGAACGACTTTTCGCGATTGATAATCGATAAAGCGACCGATGTCTCGAAGTGCTGCGCGTGTCAATTCATGTAGCGTATACTGTGCCCTTATCACGCTAGACGTGTACTGAACGCCGTTTCGATTTATCGTCATTACACTTCTAGGAAGTGCCATCTTATCAACCCCCCACGACAAGGCCCGAGCAGACCAATTCGATTATCTCGTCATTTTTCGAATACGTCCGAATGACTAAATACTTTTTGGTATTAAAAATCAGCTCTTGTTGGCCCGCGTAATCGACCGAACGAACCTCGAACATTAGTTCCGGCTTCAATCCAGTCGCGTGCGCTTGATAAAACTCCGATTGCCGAACTGACTTTTTGTTGCAAAATACTTGTGTCGTTAAATCGGTGGACACTGCGTCCCCGTATTGGTTGACACTGTGATTGCTAGTAACCAGTTGCAGAACGTCACGCCACATCATGTGTAATCACCCGCCAACGTCAAGTGCATCTTCAGTTGGTGATAGGCTGACAACAATCGTTCGTGGTCGGGATTGTCCCATCCGAAGTGCGCTTTGCAGTAGCAGATGATTGCACGTTTGATGAGCGAATCGGTTGTACTGTTTGCTTTTGCAGAAAGCACGCCCGACAGGATTAAATCCTGTCGAGCGGCTGCGATTAAATCTGTGATTTCTCCATCGAATGCCGTGTTCGACACTCGAAGCGCAACTTTCACTTCAATTAGTGTCGCCATTTCAAATCACTCCAATGGTTTATACTTTGACAATCTTGACAAATGCTTCAGCAAGTGCTGGCTTACCGTCTGCAACAGCAAGTCCGCGGTAGACCGTTTTGCCAGATGTGAAACCTGCTTCACGGGACGCTTCAATCGTCGGTGCTTGGCTGAAGTTCATGCGGTAGTACGAGAAATCGCCCAACAAGATAGTGTCGTCTGGTACATAGTCGTTGAGTACAACGGGATAGCCCAAGATACTCATCGCGGCGCGGTCTTGTGGGTTGTATGTGAAAATCGGCTGACCGTCCGACGCTTTGATTTTGCGAAGTCCGCCGAACAACGATTTGCGGTTCATCACGAACACGGCGCTGTTATGGTACATGGTCGGAAGCAAAGCAAGGCCGTCTACCAAATCGTCGTAGCCAAGCGACGTCGTCCATTCGGATGTGTTGCCTGCGCCCCACGTGATGCCTTGAAGAATTCCAGTTGGCTCGCCGCCGCCATCGCCAAGGACAATTGCTTTTTCAACCGCGATGGACAACTGACGTCCAATCTCTGCGGAGATGTACGACTCGAACGCGTCGATCGTCATAGCGCTTGCTGCTGCACTGATTTCCACCAATTTGATGATTTCATATCCGCCCAATGTCACGTTGACAACAGTGTCGTCAGCTGCCGTTCCATTGGCGCCTTCTGTTTTCCACGATGCGGAATTTTTTGCATTGGCAACAACGAAAGAAAGGTTGCCCGGTACAAAGGACACTGTGATGAAGTTGTACAAAGCGGATGTTTGTTGCAATTTGTCGATGATCTGGTTCAGTGTTTGTGTTGGAACCGCAGCGCCAGCAGAACCCCCTGCCGTAGTCAATGCGCGTGCTTCGACTTCGCTCAATGCTTTACCTTGAAGGTTTTTGAAAAATGCTGTGCGGTACTCTTGGGATGCGAGAAGTTGTTCTCTTTCCATTTTTTCTACCCCTCTTTCTTCTGTTTGTGGTTTGATGACTAGCGTGGCGGCTACTTGGCCGACGTTGATTTGCTGTGCAAGCGTGTTGCGTTTCTCAATCTCATGTTTCTCGGTTTCGAGCGAACGAAGCTCTGTGTCAATGGCGTCCATGTCAATCTCAGCATCTGAGTTGAGCATGTCGCGAATCTCGAGCTTGCGTGCCTCGATTTCTGCGAGTCGGTTCATGGTCTTACCTCCTAAAATGTGAATGTACGAAGCAATAACTTCCTCCGCTCGGCGGCGCTATCCAGCGCTTTTCGTTCTTCCTCGGCAGCCGCTTCGAAAAAACTACGTGCAGAAATGGAAGTAGTATCATACGCGGGAATATCCACCGCGGACACGTCGTAAATCTTGCGAATGCCGGTGATGACGCGCATCCGATTCTCTTTATCGTAGCGTTGTTCGCTCACGACAAAACTGAATGACATGCGGTCGATGTAGCCGCCGCGAATTTCGTCATACAGCTTCCGCCCTTCTTCCGTTCCGTCCAACTTGGCACGGACGAACAGACCGCGCTCGTCAAGGGTCAGCTCAAGCGTATTGTTGCGCGTGCGAGCCATGACTTTTCCCGAATGGTTGTAATTAAAAATGACGTCCGACATGTCACTGGCGTTCAGTGCTCGAGCGTCAATCATCTCTTTATATTCAATTCCGTCCAACTCGTACAGCACCGTCGGCGTGTCAAACGTCAGCGCGTACCCTTCAACGTACTGGCCGTCACTCTGTTCCGCTTGACGAATTTGAAACTCCGCCATTTTGCGAATTTCCCGTTCCTTGCGAGTCGGGTTCGGTTGGTTGTGCTCCATTAGCTGCACCTCCCATTTGATATTGATTGGCAATCGACGAATCGACGAAGTTTAGCGAGACAATCCGCTTGTCGCCGTCCGGGATCGGTGCCAAGTTAAACACTTCACGCGCTTCGTTCATCGACAGCAAGCCTCTGTCCATCATCACGGTGATGAGGTTCAGCTTCGTTGCGTTCGATGCGTATTGAAGGCGATTCGCTTCAAAAATAATTTCGTTCCCTCGTCCCTGCTCACGCTGCGTGAACACTTTCGCAGTGAACTCCAGTGACAACTCAATCGCGTTCGGTTCGATGACCGATTCATAAAACGCGTTCCACTGTTCTTCCGAGTAATCCGATTTCACAATCGACGGACTGACGTTGAAGTACTTGTACACCTTATCTTCGATGAGTTCCATCTGCTTCGCGTCTGTAATCTTCGGGTCATTCGTCAGCGGAATATACTCGGCTTTCGAATCCGTCGCCGCGATGCCGCCGTTGTTCGAAATGTTCAGGTAATCTTCGACGAATGCGTCACGATGGCGCTTGATTTCCTCCGGCTTCAACATCGCTTGCGTAAACTTGAGCAAGCCGCGCAGGTTCGCGCTCGACTTGACCGCGTTGATGATGCCTTGATTTGTCGTGTGAATGAGTTCCAACGTCGGCATGAGCGCCGCGTTGTTCGTCTCGCCGTACAAATCGTTCTTATAAAAGAACCGGCGCAAGTGAATGACGTCGGTGTACGGAAGCGTGACTTTATACCCGCCGAGAAAACTGAACTGGATAAACACTTGCCCCTGCGCTTCAAGAAATTCCGCTTGACTGGCGTTGATGGGATAGAACGCTTTTACTTGTCCCTGCTCGTCCCAATCGACGAATACGTAGCTGTTGTTCTGCATGTACTTTTGCGTGATGACCTTATACCAAAACGT